CCATCACGATAAAGATTCGTGTCATATACGCCTTCGCCGTCGCTCCACGAAATGCGACCGCCCGCTTCAATTTTTACGCGACCGTAAACCTCACCATTTACGAAAACCGTGAGCGCATCAGACCCAGCAGACGCCAACTGCTTAATTGTTATGGGGACTGTAAATTTTTGCGCCACGACCTCAATCGCTTTCGACTATGTTTTGATTGACCCCTCGAGGTCAATCATAGATTAGCCCGTGACGACGATTGTGTAGTCGTTTGCGCTAATCGTTCCGTTTAGGACAACGCTGACCGAGTTGCTGTTTGCACGAATGGTGTCGCCGATGACAGTTGCACCGCTTGACACCTCGTACACCTGAATGAGAACATCAGTCGTGTTGAAATTGTGGGTAACGGTCGTCGTGGAGACACCGCCGACGCTTGCTGCGCAACCCTGCTTGGCAACTCTCGCCAAGGACGGAACGCTCGTCGTGCGACCAGTGGCTTCAGAAGCGGCAGAAGCAAGATTGGTTCTTGCACCAGACTCGGTAGAAGCATTTGTACCACCGTGCTCGACAGCGACATCCGTTGCCGCCCATGTGCCCGTGGTAATCGTGCCAAGGGTGGTGATGCTCGACTGACCAACATAGGTGGCGGCAATGTCAACCGCATCACTAGTAATTGCAGTTCTGTCAGCAACGACGTTGACATTGATTTGGTTGCCGACTTGCGAAAGACCATCACCAGCAATAAACGAACCAGCGCCAGAGAACTGCGTCCACGCGATTGCCGTAGAGCCAACGGTGATTGTTCCGTTGGTTGAGATGACAAAGCCCTTGTCGGAGTTGACCGTACCTTCTTCAACGAAGGTGAATGTTCCTGGGGAGAGTTCACCAGTGTCGGCAGTGCCGTTTGAATCAGATGCTCTTACTGGCGCGCCACTTGCCTGAACGACATAGATGCCGTTATCTACATGCGCGACACCAGGACCGCCTTGGTCTTTGACCAAGATTCTGTCGCCGGCAACAAGTGTGACGCCATCGAGTTCATCTCCAGCCTCGAGGTCGGCAGCAAGATTTACCGAGGCAGTGGTAGCAGCGCGAACTGACTGCTTGACATCGAGACCTTGACGGGCAGCATCGACATAGCCCTTGGTCGCGATGTGTGCGGCATCGGTCGGGGTCGCAACTTTTGCGTTTCCGTTTGCATCGCGCTTGACTAGTTTGCTCGCAGTCGCATCAGCGGTCGCATCATTGAGCATGTTCCAGAAGGTGCTGGAGAGAAGACCTGCACTGTCAGTATCGGCAAGGTTGAGCGTGAGGGTAATTTGACCGTTGGACTCACCAATTGTGAGCGCATCCGTATAGGAGCCGCCAGCAACGACGCTGTGCAGCATTTTTCTCCACGCAGAACCAGACCAAACCTTGATGGTGTCTTCGGTCGAGTTGTAGATGAGGCGACCCTCAAAATTGCCAACGCTCGGGTCGGTAGCAAGAACCTCAAAGGTGGCATTAACCAGTTGATTCTGATTGAGGTCAATATTTGTGAGGAACTTTTGCGCCATTAGTCCTGCCTTATGTCAAATACGCGTAGCCACTGAAAGGTGCCGAGAAAATTACCCGAACCTGTGTGTCACTATCATACACTATTTCGCCGTAAACCTTAGTAAGACTTGAATCCACAACGGTAACAGAAGGCTTCCCACCAAGTGCGTGAGTAATTGTCCATGTAGAACTTGCCGTGTTTTGGGTATGCACATGGCGGTCATTGAGAACTGCCTCGTCCACCGTAAAAGAAGTAAGGGCAGTGAAAAACGGTGTGTCTGGCCACCCTTCAGCAGTTTTAGGTCCGTAAAAGTCACCCGTGACCACATCGATGTAAATATCTCCGATGTTTCCGTAGTTTGACGGGATGCTGGGCATTAAATCTCTACCTCAATCTCCCAAGGAACACCATTCCCATAAATTAGCGACTGCCTGTCAATCAAACCTGGAATCGTGATACGCACAACATTTGGCTGTTCTTCCACGATTTGAACAATATTTCTTTGGTCTTCAAGAACGGCATTGAAGTCCGCATTGTTGATGGTGACTGGTACGGTCGGCATTAGCGAGTCACTTCTTTCTCTAGACGGAATTCGCCTCGAAGAACCTTAAAAACTTGACCTGTTGAAGTTTTAACTATCTCAAGGTCGTAGTATCCGCCGCGAGACAGGGCTGCAGTTTCCGTGGGTGTGAGCCGTATGTCTATTATGCCCAACGTTGGGGATATCGTGATGCGTCCGTTGGAGGTGGAAAGTTCAATAAGCGGAGAGCCAGTGGACTCCACCTCGCGCCGAACCTGCATTCTTGCCGTGTAACCAGTGAGATTGTATGGGGTGCCGTCAGAATCCTGAAGTTCAAGGCTGCGCTCAAACGTCGACCCTTGGTCGCACACCATGTTGTATCTACCAGCGAGCATTTAGACACCTCATAAAAGACTGATTTTATTATAAATCAGCAGGCGTCTTTTCGCCGTCAGATTACTTCTTCTTCTTTTTGGAATGCTCCTCAGCAACAGCGGTCACAACAGAAAAAATGGCTGTGGTGGTCTTGTCGCCGATTTTCGTGGAAAGCCACGCCATTCCCGCCAAAGCAACAGGGGTAAACAACGCCACCACCTCGGAGCCAAAGCCCGCCTTGCCTGCCAGATAAGCCAAAGCGCCAATGACGGCACCCTTGACTGCTTGGTCGCTGACGTTTGCCTTAATGTTATTGTCCATTGTTTCCTCCACCTATTCGGTTTCGTCTGTTTCTTCATTTGCTGTAGGGAAATGCACTTCACCTTCGCTGAGCATCGTGCTCGCCGAGTGAAGCATCCCGTATGCCAACCACGGAGTCATCGTGTCCGAGACAGAAAGATGAAGCATCTGTGTCTCTTCGTCGGCAACCTCCGCAATAATTATGTAGTTGGTGACAAGTTTTGAAGGCAAATTTTCGCGCATAAATTTCTGCATTTGCTCCATAATCGGCTCGCCGATTTGCTCGTCATCACTCATATGGCTCCCCTCTAGGGATACTTTAAGTTTACACCAATTAAGCCCACCCGAAAAGCGAAGTAAACCTATGCCACCAATTCGTGATGTATCACCATACCGAGAGGTCTTGCAGGTTCGATAACTTGCAAAATATAGGGATTCTCGTCACCGACAATCAAACCCAAAACATCAGAAGCAAACGTTTCCCCAATTTTTGTTTCAAAAGTTATTTCATTTGTCCCAACGGTATATGAAACAGTTTTTGTTTCCGAAAGCAACAATTGTATCGCCGAAATCATAGCCGTGATTGTTCCTGCGTTATGACCGTAAAAACCTGTTTCTACTTGCCACCTAAAGTATCCGTCTGTTCCTCCAGAGAATCCCGACGAAGAAATGGCAGACGAAGCCAAAACATGTGTGCTGTCAAGTTCTGATTCATCAAGAACAAACTCCGTCCATTCCTCACCGTTCGTCGATGGCTCGTATGTGACAAGTAGTTCTCTCCCCCTGAAGTGCGATAGCCATTGAAGTGTTTCCAATGTTTCGGCTGTTTCGGCGCTTATCAGGGTGCTGTATGTGCTTGAGTCATTTGGGTCAAAATCGGATTCACTGTCCAAATATTGTGATGCTTCATACTTGTCTTCAACAGTTCCGGCAGTTGCAAATGAAACATCAATAAGGCGGGCAAGGGGGAATGAGACAGTATTGTCCAACTCAATAAAATCTTGCGCCAAAAAAACTTCAGGTATTAAACCAACTACTTCTCGGGAAAAATTGTTGAGGAATAGGTCGTTAAGCATTGTTATGGTTGGGCGTGCCACATTTGCAATACCAACTTCTGAATCATAAACAATGCGAACCCGCACACCGATTGAATATCTTTGTGATGCGGGTGAACTAGGTACCGCTAATCGATTTGCGCGAACCAAAACCCATTTTACGGCGTCATCAGCACCATAGCGTATTTGGCGCGAGCCGAATTCCCCCTCGATGACATCTGCGGGGTTTGTGGACAGCAGGTATTTATTGGAAACCGCATCATATGAAACTTTGGTAATTATTGATTGCACATAAATAGTGCAGTCTTTCGTGGGGCGAATCCACACAAACGACTCAATCCCGTCGTCTGCATCATCGAAGTCTGTTACGGCAAACTGAGATGGTATATCGTAAGACGGGTCTCCCCAAATATTGAAGTAGACATTTACTTCGGACGCCCCTTCTGCACGCAGGGAGCCGAATTCCGCATCAAGGTATACCGTCGGGTCGCTGTTCAGGGTTTGGTCGCTAGACCAAAGACCTCCAAGCGACGTAACATAAACCGCTTCGTTGAAGCGACGTTCGGACTCATCAATATAGTTCCGTATATATACAGTCATGTTTAAGTGCCAGATACAGCAGTGGTCGTGCAATTACCAATAGGTATCACGCCTTTTTCCAATATTGTTACATTGTTGCCAGATTCGGTGGCAAGCGAAGACGATGCCGCAAGTTCGCTGACACATGTATCGACATACCTAACCCCAGGTACGCGTGATGCGATAGAGGAGAGATATTTGGAGTCGACTGTTTCTTTCCAGTCCCAACCCGCAACAGACAGATACGCTTCAATAGCATCGGTGACAGCAAGGGCGACTGTTGCGGTTGAATAATTTGGTTCCGAAACAACATTTATCGTGACATCAACCAAAATGACTTGTGTATCGTGCATATCAACTGAAACACCCGCAACTATTCTTGATTCCAAATCATTTTCTATAATGGTTTTTTGGGCAGACGAAATTGCGTTGCCGTCGCTGTCACAAAGCGACACGGTTACGGAACCTGGTGCGTCAGCAGCGCTGAATTCCATATCGGATGAATCCGTCAAATCATAAACCTTGAACCGCGCAACAGTCGGATATGCTGTCGAAATATAGTTAGTCATTTGAGAAGCGGTAACCAACGAGGCATTCAACGATGCAAGAAAACGAACAGCCCTGTTGAAGTAGTCGGTGTCCGTTTCAGCATCAGTTCCGACGGTCGAAACTGACCCCATGGTTACCGTCAAAATGAAAGGGCTTGTCGATATGAGGGTCAGGGTCGATGCTGCGGGTATGTCTGGATATTGTGATGGAGTTACCGCTGTCGCGGAAACAGTTCCAGATGTATTCCCTGAAGCAATTTCCAAATCTTCAGAAGTTTCGTAAAGGTATTGTGTCAATACACCGTCACTATCGAAGACATCGAACGAAACAACTGTTCCTGCCGCAATGGTCACCCCAGTGTTAATCGTGACCTCGAAAGTAATGTTTGCTTGCGATGGTGTTGCCGAGATGCGGTCAAAACCCATCAAGGAAAGAAGACCTTGCATCAAAGAGTTTGGCAACCTGTTTATTGCCGTAATGAGAGATTCCGTTTGTACGGAAGAAGCCTCAAGTATCGCATTTTCTGTGGTTCCGGGTCGAGGATTGAATTCCGGAAATGCAGTTTTAGCGTATTCCACCGATTCGTCATAAATCGTCTGCGCAGTTTTGTCAAATAGCGTCAGGTCTACATATGGTGTGAAGTCGGGTGTCGCCATGTCAGTTCCTTACCGTGAATTTGATTCCTAAAGAAATATTTCCTTCATCGTTCGCCCTAACAGAAGATACCTCTGTCACGGTTATTTCTTGTACGAATTGAGCAGCCTGACGAACATAAGAATCCGCCACGGATTTTGTGTTGAAGGAAGGGTCTTTCACTCCGTACAACTGGCTCATAGGCAATTCCCCGACTTCTATCTGAAGTGTGTTCGAGAGCAGGGTTGCGTAATATTCGTCGGTTCCTTCGGGAATGGTGGACATTGTTCCGTCGGCTTTAAAAGAAATAGGCAGTTTCAACATTTATAGTTTCCCAACTAGGACACCTTGGTCTAAGGAGTCGTTTATCAAGACTACCAAAACACGCTGACCGACAGAGGGCAAATTCAGATTTCCGTAAACGCCCTGTATGTCCGTTGTGGTGCTCGAAAGCGCTACAGATGTCACAACAGTAACCCCATCTGCTGTCCCCGTCGTGACACTCAAAGTTTGTTTTACTGGCGTCTCGACAGACCTAGTAAACAATTCCAAACATTTGTATGGTCCGAGTTCCGCGCCATCGTTAATAGCAGGAATCCGAACAAAAGCAGTATTCGTGGAAGAGGAAACAGCAGTAACTATCCCGATGTGAATAGAGGAACCACGGCTGTCATTCCTCTGCAAAGAGTCTGCGCGTTGAAAAATGCCCATCCCGTCATTCATGTTCACTACCGACACAACTAACTCCCACTTCCTGAGATAACGGTTATTTCGTTAATTTTTTCGTTTAACTTTCGCTTATCTGCCGGAGCAAGTTTATCCACCGTAGCAAAAGAAATCGCAATCGGTTCCGGTTGAGCAAATTGATATTTGACATTCGTAATTATGTACGCGTTATCAAAACCTTCAATAACTTTGTCACCTTGGATGACATTTTTCCCATCAATAATAACTCTCGGCATCACTGTCATCCCCGCACGCAACCTGTAGGCAGAACCTTCACCTTTGTCATACAGCGGACCGCCCCAAATCTCCGCAGAACCCTCTGACTCTTTCGGTGAGTCCTCCGAACGCCTAAATGAAGGTGCCTTCAGCAAGAGAAGACGTTTTGTTTCGGGGTCAATATCGCTGAATGCATTATGAGGGTAAAGAAGTGGAACATAGTAAAGTTGGCGTTTCTCGGTTTTGCCTTGATATGTTTCCACGGAAACACCCTCAACTGACTCGAAGCCCCATCTGCCGAGCATCCACTGAGGTGAACCGAAGAACAGTTTGTTGTTCGCGACGAAACACATGAACGATATGTCCTGTGCTGCCCTCAAGAGAACATCCCAAACAGAATCACGGTTATTCTTTTCTTTAATCTTGATTGTTGACTGCTTGATGCCAGGTATTTCCTCTATGTAGGGTTCCAAGCCGAACTTTGTCGCAACTTTTCTGGCGTATTCAAAACCGGTGGAAGACCTAAACGATTGCGGCGTTTTATCTTCCTTCATTTCCTGTACAGCCTTGTCGCGCAATTCCAACTTGACAGTCCAATGCTCTCCATCGGATTGGTTGATTTCAATCGTTGAAATACGGAATGTCATCCCATAGCCTTCTGGTTCTGCGGGGTTGTAGCCCCCCTTGAACAGCACTGGTGTTCCGATTTGAAAATAGTTGTTTTGGTACATCTTCAACCCAACATCAACCAACTCGACAGTTAACTGAGCGCAACCGTTCACCGTGTAATCGACGAGAAGGCTTGTAACATTCTGTGCTATTTCAAAAGTTCGACGCTCATTCTCCCAAGGCGTTTCAAACTGTTGTTTTGGAGCCTTCGTCCAATCTATGAGCAGTACATCGTTGCCTATCATGGTCGCCTAGTCGTTGCGCCTAGCCAAAGCATCAATTGCCGCCTGCGCAGCCTTCTGGTTCTTAACCCAATCGATTCCCAAAGCCGCCAAGTGGTCTTGAATAACCGAAAGGGGAAGACCCTTTTTGTTGATTTTTTCAGGAAAACAAATTTCTGGATGTCGCCTAGCCCACTTTTTGTTTTTGCAGTTTTTGGGTGGGCGCACCTTCTTCAAAATGGGGATATAAGAAATATTTTGATAAGGATTTCTGTTCTCAATCAAACTCAACTGACAATTAGCCTGAGTAATTTGATTCAGGGTATTTCTGCGTGTTGACTCAAATGAAAACTCGACAATACTGAAAAACAATCCTTCGGCATTCGCCTCGGCAGACATGTTTCTGTAAGCCTGAGGTTGTGTCAGCAACTCATCAAAATTAAGCAACGATACGAGCCTGTTTGAACTAGCCGCGAACCTTCGCAAAGCCTGCAAATCGTTCTCAATTGAAGTAACAAGACCATCGCCAGGTTTAGCAAGAGTAAATGTCATATTTACGGTCATCAACCTGTGGGATTTGAAAGTAACTATTGGTGTAGTGCCGGGTCTAGGTATTTGCGCTATCTCATCAGACAAATCTCCATACTGAACACTTATCGGATTGTATGGCAAGTAAAAATCTTCCGTGTCCTCACCGCCGGTTGGGGACGGGTGAAGACGGATAATCAGCGAGCGCGCAGAGGCAGATTCACCAGCCAACAAAGAAGCGCCAAGTGAAGTATTTTCGTTGAGACGCAACCACACCGTAACTGTTTTAGCCATAAAACACCTCAGTCATTATCTAGGTCCTAAAGATGATGGCGTTGGTGGATTTCCTCCGCGCTCCTGCTGGTCTCTAATCGCCCGTTGCGTAGCCGCCTCAATCTGTCTGATTATGTCAGGTGTCAACATAGGTGCGTTGATGTTGTTCGTCACCATGTATTGCTTCATGGCTGGTGAAAGCGTCTTTTCCACATATCGTTCACGCCTATCCGCAGGACCTGCGCCAACAGCCGTACTAATGTTCCCGATTGCGGACGGTCCTGTGTTGATACCTAACAATTTTTGAAGGTCACCCATTCCTCCGCCAAGATTAAATTTTTGTCCTGCGTCCGCCAAATTAGCCAAAAAGAAAGGATTATCCTTCATTCCTGTCTCTATGCGACTCATTATTTGAGCGCTAGACATACCGCCCAAACCTTCAACACCACCAAGCAAATCAGTCAAAAGTTCTGGATTTTCCGCAACACCTCTTCTTAGGTCAGCAATTAATTGCTCTGGTCCGATTACTTCAAGTAGGCGCGCTTTAATCCTGTCTTTTGAGGCTTGGTCAACACCAGACATCAAGCCCATCTCAAGGTCTTGACTGATTGCGGCAAACGCGGAAGCAGCACCACCAGCCTCACCATATTTAGCGGTTCCACGCAACAGCGACTGTTCGATAAGGTTGTCGATTTGTTCAGCCGAAGTATCACCGCCAGCGATGGCTTCTTGCGCAGCGTTCATGCCAGCGACAGCCTCGCGCTCTTGTCTGGCTTTCTCGATACGGCTCATTGCTCCTGTTGTGATAAGACCAGTAAGTTCACCCCATTTAGCCTTCACGATTCCAGCCAACTGCGTCATGTTGCGACCGCTCATCATGAGCACATCACGGAATGAAAGAACTTTGCTCCTGAGGTTTATGCCTGCTTCGTTAGCCAACTTGTTCATGGCATCAGTGCCCATGCCCATCATTCGTTCTGCGAGACCTGCGTTAGCCGTATAGATGTTCACCTGTTTATCAAATCGTGTTAACTGCGCTTCAAATTTCGCAACATGCTTATTGTATTCCTCCATGTGCGTAACAGTCTTCATGTTTGCTTCATGTTGGGCTATTGCATCGGCTCTTGCTTGGGCAAGACCCTCTATGTCGCCAGCGTTGAACGCATCGTTCATCGACGAAGTGAATCCGTCAACAAGTTGCTCACCCATCAACTTTGCTTCGCGTTGCGCTGCACCAGAAGCCATCCATCCTTTTACGCCACCGACAAGGGCGCCAAGACCTGCGCCAACAGCGGTTCCAATAACTGGAATGAAACTACCCACGGCTGCTCCAATTGCTGCGCCCGCTAAAGCACTTGACCCGGCACCCATAGCACGAGATTTGCCAGAAGTATTTTTGAATTTGGAGCCAATAAAATCTCCAGCGGCATAAGACCCGCCGGCAATCAAGGCAAGTCCACCTAATCCACCTACACCAACTTTCCCTCCAGCGCTTCCCAATTTGCCCAATTTGCCACCCTTACCCAAAAGCCCTCCACCGCCAGTAGCGCTAATTTTTGCTCCACCCAAACCCATCATGGACGCCAAACCAAAACCAGTCATCGCAATACCTGCGCCCTGCTTCAATGCACCACCAGCAGTAGATGTGTCGCCGGCATTTGCCATTGTGTATGCTCCGCCCGCTGCTAGTAGAGCAGGCAAAATAGGACTTGCCTTCAATTTTCCGTATCCAGAACGGAAAGAACTCTGCATTCTCTGGTATCGCGTTCCTCTATATCCCGCCCCACCAGGGAAGTTAGTGGGAGTGCCACCAGAGCCAGGAATTACACCTCCCCCAACGGGTGCGCCGTTGACATAAACATTGTTGGCGCGGATAGCCATATCTTTTCCGAACATGCTTCCGAAAACTTTAAAAAATCTTGAAAATATTGTTAGAGACGCATAGATAGCCAAAATAGCGGTAACGGCTTTAACCAGAGTTCCCCCTTTACCACCCAAATCCATGATGCGGTTCATAATCTTGGTGAAAATCTCAAAGACCTTTGTTGCGCCCTTGACCATTGCATCCAATGCGGGCAAGGCGTCAACAAAAGCGCGTTTTAACATGTTCGCATAGTCACCAATAGCGCCTATGAACTTGACCATGGTGTCGGCGAACTGCTCGATTCTGTCACCATTTTTCAAAACCAAGTCGGACAAAAAGTTCATTCCGCCACCGAACTTGTCCATCAAACCTTCAAATAAAGGTCCGAAAAATTTATCAATCAGCATTTGACCAGCGGGAACAAATTGTCGCGCCCAGTCCTGCATTTTTTCAAAACCACCACTGATTTTGTCAAAAATCGACTTTATTTGCTGGAAGAAAGTTGGCGTCGTATTGATGTACTTGTTCACCAAATTGACCAGCAAATCACTCGCCTTTTGAACGAAAGATTCTGCATCTCTAAAAAACTTGTTGGCACCAAATTGTCTCAAAACAGGTGAAAGCCTGAGAATCGTAACTTTCAGAGTCGTGCCAATTCTCTCAACCGCATCACCAGCAGGACCAAGAAATTCTTGACCCAAATCTTGCAACAACGCCTTAATATCAGCCATCGTCGTCTTGAACCGACCAATAAGCGTGTTATTCAACAAATCCAACTGACCCGCATATTTCTTTTGGAAAGTCTCACCAAGATTTCCTTCCGCGGCTGCTTTAAAGAACTCCTCCTGAGTCTTAATGCCGAGCGCTTTAGCCTCTTTGATAATTTTCTCAAAGTCAGGACCGAGTGCCTTAGCCTCCTCGCCCGCACCACCAAGACCGCTCTTTTGAACCTTGGCAAAAAACTCTGCAAGTTTCTCAGTGTTCTTGCCAATGTCGCCACCACTTCCTGTGACGATGTTCATCAACCCCTCAAACGCAGCGACAGTTTGCCCCGTAACGGGAGCCTGCTTGCTCAAAGTTGTGAACGCAGACTGCAAAGACTTTGCGCCAGCAACTGCGAGCGAAGACCTGTTAACAAACATATCCATTGCTTGCGATGCTGCCGTCAAACGGTCAGAGGTGTTCATGCTCCCTTCCGCATACATCGGAGCGACCTGTGCGGCTTGGAATTCACGCTGAGCAGCAATAAATGTGGTTAGCGCGACAGAAGCAGCAGCAAAACCATAGGCAAGACTGCTCATCGCCGCGCGATACAGTTTTACGAAGCCTGTGCCAGACTTAAACAAAGCGGTAATGAGAGCCATACCGCCAGCAAGAAGAGGCAACTCAATCAAGGCAAGTTTGTTGACAAGGCTTATCATCCCACCAAACGCGCCAATCAGTTTCCCCATATCTTGACGGAAAGCAAAAGTCTGTTTCAACAAACCCGCATAACGACCCCTCAAAAGCCTTGATGAGTTTCCAGCCCTGCGCATTGCGTTACCGAGACGGTCTTGGTCTCGGGTGGTACGGGTGTTTTCTTCCCGAACGCGTCTCGTGCTTTCATGAAGACGCTCAGTCTCATCATTCAGTTCTTCAACATCACCAGCCAAACGTCGCAAGGCTCGGCGCATAGCCTCAATCTGCGCCGTATCCGCATCAACATCAATTGTTATTACTACGCGCTCTGCTGCTGGCATTTCCGAACCTCTTGGCTAGGTCGGATATGAGCGCTCCAGCGAAATCAGCGACTACGGCGCTTTTCTTCCGCTTCCTGTTTTTCTCTATCCTGCTCTACAACTTTAGCACAGGCGAGACGAATCAGCCATTCCTCTTCCGTGCAGTCAAGCAATGCAATAGGGTCAGTGCCCCAAAGTTCGCCTAGCCGCGCCGCTGTGGCGACGCGTCCGTCATTGACTAGTTCGACGAACGCGTCTTCGTAGGGTCCAGTGCCTCAACATTGTCACCATAACCTGCAGCCTCAATAATCGCGACAGCAGCAGCCTCAATGTGAGGCTCCAAACCGAAAAAGGCGTGAACACAGTCAGGATGCGGACGAGTAGTCCCCGTCATCTCCATAATTTCAGGAGACGCAAAAGTCAACTCAACACCCTTGTCATCAGTAACGACTTCGTCGTTCACAACGATGCCCGTGCAAGTAGCGGCAATCAACTGACACGAAAACTTGAGGGTGTCCATGCCCTTCTTGGTCTCTTCGCCTGCGTTCTTGCGCCATGCACGCATCTGATTCTGCGTGATGTTCGGCGAAACTCTGACCATTACCCCCGGTCGCTCAGGAACCTGAACATAAATATCAGGACGGGTAACCTTCTGTGTGATGATGCTGCGCAACTGACCAAGAACAGTCGGTTCGCTAGCGGTATTTGGTGTGTCGTCAGAAGACGAAAAAGTGAAGTTGCTCATACGGCAGACACTAGCACCACGGCATAGCCGCGAAATGCAACTACCTCAAGCAAGAATCAGGCTGTACCAGACGGGTTGGTTCCAACCGAAACCGTCGAAATGCTGAAAGTCATCGCGAAGGTGGCAGGGGTTCCCGAGGTGGCGTCACCATCAGGCTCGGTCAAACCGACCAAGAGAGCCTGCGTGTACTGCCTGTCGGCACCCGGCACCGCAATATCACAGTCAAAGACATGGATGTCGATGTTGTAGCGGGCGCGACCAACCAACTGACGCAAATCCTGCAACTTGTTGAGGAACGCCGCGTCTTGCGAAACATAGCCCGTGACCGTCACATCGCCAATTTCGGCAGGTGCACACAGCGTCTCGGGGAACAGGTCACCACCGTGATAAACCTTTTCCACAGCCGCAGTGATTTCGCCACCGCTGACCTGCGTAAAGTAGTCAGGAAAGGTGGGAAGATTTGCACCCTGAACCGGCGAAATCTTCGCGACAATCTGTCGCTGAGTCGCAAGATTCTTGAAGAGAGTCGGACGCGCCATTTATTCCTCCGTTATTCGAGTGCTGTGGTCAGGTTGGACTTGATAAGGTCAACTTCAATCTTGTCTCCGATGCTGGAGACTCGGACACCGACGCGAGCCTTCACGGTTCCCGTCTCAAGTTGGCTTGCGGGGTTCAAAGCCGCGTCGCACTTGATTGTGTAGCCGTAGTCAAGTCTCTTGCCGAGGGCATCGAAGCCCTCATAGAAACCACCAGCGATACGAATCGGCTCAAGGATGCCTTGGAGGGCGTTGATGATGTTAGCGAACACCACTGAGCGACCGTCAATCGTGGAGAAGACGAGGTCATCGAGTGCGTTCTCAGCCTGCACGACGATGTAGTTGATGACATCGCGGGCATTGATGAAACGCCACTGCTGAGTGAGCGTCGAGTGCGAACGCGCACCGTAGATTCTCACACGACCGTTAACAAGGCGAAGCGGGTTGACCCTGTCGCCTTCCATTCCGTCTGCATCAGAACGGCTCACCGTAAGGGCTAGACCGCTGACGAAGGAAGCCTCGGACGCAACTCCTGCGTAAGCCTTCCACGGACCTGCCGCGTTGTGCGTCTTGGAGCGAACAGCCGCAACGAAACCGTCGGGCGGAATGTTCACAGTGACAGAACCGTTGGGAATCTGCACCCAAGGATGATAGAAAGCCATGTACTCGTGGTACTCCGTACCCGTGTACCCCGTTGACGCGGCGCGAGCCTGTGAAAGCGTCGCAGTCGAAGCAAACGAACAGATTGCAATTCGGTTGTTTTGATAGGCGTGCGTGCGCATCGCATCATAAACAGCGGCATCGCTCGAGCCGGTTGCGACACCGGGGATGGACACCGCACCAGAACCGAGTTCAGTCGTGAACAGCGAGAGCGCTGCAGTGTAATCGGTTTTTGCGATAGCACCGTCTGTGCCACTAGTGAAAGCCGACTCCGAAACGGCGACCAAAAGGCTCGAACCACTTGCACCAGATGTGAGTGAAGCAGAGAAATAGTTGGCGGCAGTTGAGGAGAAGTTGATTGCAGTAATCGCCTCGTCAAGGCTCGTAAATCCGAAACCGCTGAAAACCTCGGCGTCCGCATATGTAACAGTCAAATCAAAGTTGATTGTGTTGTTGACGACAGTCGCTTCAAGACTGTTTCCCCAAGTGCCTGCACCGACAGCAGTAAGAGTGATTCCGGGAGCACTCGAAGGAGCATCCAAATCGACACTTGCGGCAACTGCTGCCGAGGCGGTTGCCCGCGCAACATACGCCTGAACTCCGCCTTCCTCGAAGAAGGTCTTCAGCGTGTACCAAGTGTAGTGCCCAGAAACATGTCCACCGAACTTCGTCTCAAAGTCCTCAAGCGAAGTGACAAGCACTGCCTCTCCGTCGATTCCTCGTGCTGTCTGACCGACGACGAAGAAGGTTTGTGCTGGTGCTGCACCGGCATTGACGGCGCCTGTGCGAACTGCTGTTGAAATCGTTACTCCGGGCATCCGGTGTCCTCCGTCGTTTAGTGCAACTCAGGAAATATTGCTATTAGCGAGTATACATTAGGTGAGTTGCGCAAAAATGAAACTCGCTTAAATATCTGTGGGTTCTTCATTGGACGAAGGCTCTGACTCTTCAGCCGGGGCAACAGGAACGCTTTCTTCCACCGATGGTTCGATGGGTGCTGGTTCTTCTTGCTTCGCCTTCGATTTTGAAACTTTTTTTGCGGGTTCACCAACCACAGTCAAGAAACCTTCGTCAAGCAAAGACACCAAAACAGGGCTTTCCTTTACCCATGCAGTTTGGTGGCTGTCCAATAGGTGACCTTCATCCGTTACCTGAAGCGCTCCACCTGTGGCATTCCAAACTTTGAGCATCCCCGATGCGCCAGCAAATGTTGGGTCTAGGTTAATCTTCATGCTTAAGCCTCACGTAAATTGAAGGTATCTAGGTCGGTGCTCAAATGAGAACCGACTTGGTCTCTGTATATAATTTCGTTAATAGTTAGATTATACCCCAAATAAGCACCCGCAAGAACTCTGTCACCTTTTATCAAGGTCAAATCAGAAAACTCTTCAGTCAATGTTGATTCATCCAAATTGACATCACAACCATATGTTTCATCATGCCTATTCAGGGAAGGTCTGTCAAGCAATGCCGAGCGAAGAACAGTTGTGAGACGGTCACGCATCAAAGTAACCTGCTCAGAACCTTCGGTTTTCGTCCAAACATAAGTTCGCATCGTGTAATTCACCCGATACATGGGGTCACCCTCCGCACCCATCATCAATCTGTCAAATCGGTTTGTGGAAATAACAACCGTAATCAGAGTCGGCCAGTGGTCAAGGGCTATCGGCTCATAGGTTAGGTACAACTCGGGTGTCGGAAGTTCCCTATCGTCGAGGTTCCATCCACTTCTGTACTTGATTAACCTATTCGGAAAATCAGAAGACAGATAATTGTTGACGTAGTACTTCGCGAATTGGGCGCCCTGCATCAACTCACCGTAACTCATTATGACTCCGGTAGCAGTTGTCCAGCAGCCACGCCGATACGACCTTCGACAACATGGCGTGCACAAAGAACCGCGAGCATCGCCGAAAAGCCGGCAGGCTCATAGACGATTTGTCGTTTCGGCATTTTGCTTGTTCCATATTGATGGAACTTTGCGTACTCAATATGGGTGCCGAATTCTGCGCTCATGTCATTAATTTTGTTTGCAGGACCATCCAAGTTGCGCAAAGAATTAAACAATCGTTTCGTGAGGACAAGCATTGCGCCAGCACCAGCAGTTCCCCTTGCACCTCTGCCACTAACCCCGACACCACCACCTTCTGCCTTCCATGCCGCATATCGCGAGTTCAGAGGCGCCCAACCACCGACGGGCAAGCCATTTGTGGCAAAATTATTTCCGTTCATTAAACCTAGTTCTCGTTTAGCCCACTTGAAAACAGGTTTGAAGTTTCGCATTCTGTCACTCATGCCTTCGAGCAGACGCTGAGCATCGTCGTCATCGACGCGAATTCTCATTTGGACAGGCATTAAATTCTCACTCTTCGCCAACGCTTCAGCGAAGCAAGTTCCTTTTCCATGAATCCAGTTTCTAGCGGAGCAACATTTCTAGTCTCCAAGTCCTTGATACCAACAACGTCATCGTGCATGTTCTGCATTTCCCGTGTTGCGGCGCGAAGAATGGTGAGTTTGAACATTTTGATGTTTTCGCCAGCAAGACCAGCGTCGTATTCAATAACGATTCTGTCGTTAGCAAAAGATGTGTACAAGTCCAATCCGTATTTGCGTACGATGTAGTCGCGCCCCTCGACTTGCAGATGCGCAACAGTGGGTTCTTGCGGTCTATAAATGTTCACAGAAGCAACTGAAACAACTGGCGAGTTTTCAAGATAAATGGTTGGAGGCGGAGCCGCGATTAAGCCGATTTCTCTTGTTGCGCCGTCATCGCCTGCATCGTCCCAATCGTAGAGAAACGATGTGAGCGGAAGACCAGAGTGGTTATGTTCCATCACATGCTCTTCAGTGAAAGTTTGAACTTCTACGGGTCTGCCCAAGTACGACTCAAGTTCGCTTTGCAAGCCCTCAAGAACGTATTCGGCAGCCTGCTCCTGCCTATTGGAGAAACGAATATCCATGTAGTTTTGAAGTTCAGTTACCGTTACGAGCACGGTTCAACCTCCCGTGTTATCGTCTACGGGAACGGCGACGCTCCAAAAGGTTTGCGGCTGCTCTCGCTGCTCGCGCCAAACCCCTTCGGATTCTCCCAACTCGTCTACCCGATGAACGGCTTGCTACTTGACGCGCAGGTCTACCACCGCCGGCTGCCCTTGCGTTGCCAGCAGCCCTGCCTGCCCTACGACCAACTGCTCTAGTTCTGTCTCTTCCGGATGCCGCTCTTTGCGCTGCTCGACGACCAGCAAGAAGTTCCTGCTGACGGCGACGATAGTAGCGAGCATTACCGGGAACTGTTCGCCCACCGACACGACGAGGACGACGCACAAAACGACCGCGGCGAACAACATTGCCTCGTCTGTCTAGACCGGTTCTGAACTCAATATCTTCGGTAAAAGGTGACCTTGGGCGTGGCATATCCCTCCAAAAAGTACACTCAGACTTTACCACACTAATTATGGCTGTGAAATCACTACCTATCAGGATTTGGCGGTCGCTCAATAATCGAAGATTCAACTTCCGTAACCTTGGGAACTTCCACTGGGACCCAGGCACGGGAATACTCATATTTCTCTAAATCTTTTCGCTTCAGCAAATCCCCAGTAGCCAAAAGTTCTATTTCGTCATCCGACATTGACAGTATGGTCGCAAGTTCGTCGTCACCATATTTATTGGAATTGAGTATCCTTTTTACAGCCCTGCTCAAAAGAACAGGATGGGTTGCGCCCCTAGCCCTATTCAAACGGATATGCAAAATCATTGCGTCTATTTCGTCCACATCGTGATACAAAACAGGAACAGAAGAGCCGTGCCTCTTCACGAATCGCTCTTCAGTGGAAGCAATGTGCCATCGGGTGGTTCCGTCAATAATCGTCTGGTCTTCAAGTCTGACAACAATCGGCTGTAGCCATCCAGACTCAATCAAAGAAGTGCGCAACAACACCACGTCAGGGCGCAGGATATATGTCGCTTTCCATGAAGGTGGTTTTATGGAAGAAGATGGAACTGTATGAATTTGCACTAGTAATCGTTTCCTTCCTCTAATGCTTTCATTCTCATTGTGTGCGCCCGAGTTTTCGGACCGACAGGTGTTGGCGTTGATTGATGAAACTCGTTCAACAAAAGTGTACGAATCAAATACTCGAACGGAAACCCGAACGGGTCTACGGCACGCTTTTTTCTGAACAAAGCAGCGAACTTCATAGCCTCTTTGTGGATACCGTCGGAAAGCATGTTGTCATCAATGCACATCTTCACGCCGTCCCATCCTTGAGATGCATAATAAGAAATGAGTCCTTCTATATCGAAGAATTGCCAGTATCTTCTCTGCGCATCTATCTGCGGGAAACACCTGACAAGTTCATCGAAGAAATCAGGTTCCGTGGCAACAACATCACCAATTCTTCGCGATGCGACAGAGTGGAGTGGGATGCCGACACGCGAGTTACTCCTCGTTAAATGTGCATAGTCGTAGTAGGCGCAGTATTCTGCCCCATGCTCATCGACGATGAATTTCATGACATCTTCTGTTCGCCAGTCGTAGATTATTTTTGCGAATTTAAGCGGAATGGATTTAGGCAAAAGAAATGGGGAAACGATGTAGTTCTCATGCAACTTTTGAACGCATGACCTATATCTGACCATTGATTCGTTCGCTCTAACGCCTGTGATGAAGGCAACCCTGCCTGTTTTGCCTTGCATCGTGTAATAGTCAACGATTTTGGGGGTTGGCTTGTTCGGGTCTAACCCGAAATGTTCGGCACGAATAGCCCAAGGGGGCATATCTCTGACTAGTCGACCTTCTTGCTTTCTTTGCTCTGACCACAACATCAAGTATTCACGCCTACCCAAAACCCAAACCTCCTGTGAAGATGGGAGGCAGTACCACTCCATATCAACCCACGTGTAGTTTTTTACCTTGGTGACAAAATCGATAACCGACGGACTAACCATCTCTTCGTCACGAAAAATGACTTTTACAGGTCCTAGCCCGCGTTCTTCATGGATTTCCTTCGCAAGATAAAGAATCGCTGTTGAGTCCTTACCTCCGCTGAACTGCAGGCATACCGTATCGAAAGTGTCGTACACATGACGGATTCGTTGACGCGCTGCATCAACGCATGAAATATCCAGAAACATTCGTTGGCGAGGCACTTGGTGATACTACACCAATCGGCGACTACTTTGTCGTCGTGTAAATCTCTATGAAATGTTTTCTGTCGTCATTCGTGTGCAAATTCAAACCAACCTGCTGAATCGTTTTTTGCAGTTTGGGGTGAGGGGGCTGATATTGGGTCGTACCCGAATTGACCGCATCGCGTATCTGCGTGTAGTGACTCCAAGCCTGATGAGGTGTCGGCTCCTTGCTGGTGAATTGCCTGTGTTCGGTCACGAGCATCCCCGGTGTCGGCAAGAACTGTTCCCGCTCGGCGAGTCTCTTCGCAGCAGCGATAATGTCGTCGTCGCTGTACTCCGAGAGGATGATATTCCAAGCGCGAAATGTGGACTTGCGAGACTCTATCCCGACAGGAAGTTCCTTATTCCACATGGCATAAACAACCTCTACCACTTCGGCTAATTGCTTTTTGTCCACTAGTTACCGCCAGAAATGTATTCGTCGTCCTTGTCAATGTCGTGACATGCTTCGTCGAATTCCCATCTTCCGTCAAGGGAAGCCCACAATGCTTCATCTAGTCGCGTCGGCTCAAACTCGTACTCGCGCATGAGTTCGCGATGTCGTTCAATCGCGCGACGGTAAAAGTCAACTATCGTCCCATTCGGGGAAGCCTCACCATCGGCGATGAGAGCCATCTTTGAAACCTCATCAAACCGCTTTTCGACATGGAAACGGAATGAAATAACCTTGCGTTTCTTTGCCTCAAGATTTGATGTCACTTCTTCTATGTGAAGTAGACCTTCGCGCCCAAGATTCGAGTACCTGTCAACGCATTCATTGATTTGGTCGTCGAACCGCTCAACCTGTCGGGTCAGATTAAGCAACAGCGACGAAAGCGCGTCACGCCAACGACCGAGATTGTCTTCGCGACGCAGAAAAGCGGCACCATCCTGGCTTGCTCGTTTCTTGACATCCAAAGCAACAAGTTGCGCAAAATCTTCGTCGTTCATGTTTTCCCTGACAATAACATCACGATTGTTCTTTTCCTTGAAGTATCCGTCATGGTATTTCGTATCTTCTCTATACACATTAACTCCTATTTTGTTGTGTGTTTATCGCGCCCAAGCAGGGCAAATAGTTTTAAAGTGACACCAACCGCAAAGATTGCTAGTGCGGTACTCGAATTCCTCCGATTCGCACCGTTCGTCAATCATTTTGCGTGTTTTCACTATGTGCTCTTTTACCTTGCTTATGCGTTCCTCCGTAGGGGAGAATGTCAACTTAACCCCTTCTTTCAGATAAATCAAATTGAGCGAACCAATATTTTTGTTACTTGCGTCACCAGCCAAGATTCCGTAAATGACAAGTTGGTCGAATTTGTCGTCTCGCCACTCTTTGCGAGGAACTTTGCCAGTCTTGTAGTCGCTGACCTGAATCAAATCCTCTTCATCAACAACCCAACGGTCGATAATGCCCTTGACGCGCACCCCGTCGACATCTCCAACAAATTCTGTTTCCACTCCGTTGAGAACAACAAGTTCAGGGTTTTCTACCTTCCACAGATTTTCCACACAAAACCATGCCCGCCAACGAAAATCCCTTGCCCCCTGCTCCGTTTTGGTTAAGTGTTCCGCAGGGTCTTTGTATTGGTTCCAAACATTCGAGGCGATAAACCGAGCATTCTGAATAGTTCTCTCGGATGGTTCCAACTTGTAGAAGACCTCAAGAATCTCATGCACGAAATTCCCGAGCAAGGTTTCCTGCGTCGGCGGTTCCTTGAGATTGTCTATCCGCGAATACTTGTATTTGAGCGGACACTGATGAAATGTGGCGATTGAACTCGCGGAAAGATAATCGGGTGCTACAAGCAAGATGAATCAGTTCGTGAATGTTCCGCCGAAACTGAGACGCACAACTTCCGCACGAATCAGGTTCAACTCTTCGTCATTCATCTTCGACAAGGGCTTCTGCACACCGTTGCTGTGTTCAGCCCAATACGCTTTCACAGCCTTTTTACCGTCGTCGCTCAAGGAATCAAAAAGCGACTTGACCTCATCGTAGAGACTGTTGACAACGGTCTGTTGTGTCGGTGCCACCTGCTTGCTGATGTCAATCATTTCTTCAACTTCCATCGCGTCTTCGCTACGAGCAAGATACAAGCCCACTCCCAATGCCTGCGCCGCTTTCTTGAGCGCATCAGAAATAGCACCCTTGAACTCATCGCCAAGGTCAAGAATTTGACCCTGCTTCGTGCGCTTAATTTTTTGACCGCCGATACCGTCGCGGATAACCGAACTGAACTCGGTGATGTTGTACTCAAGGCGGACATGGGCGATGACAAAATCGGGGTCGTGTTGGTCGCGTTCGCACTTGACAACAGTCATCGACCAATTGTCAACACCTAGCACCTTGTTGAGTCGGTTGATTACTTCGCTTACTGGAATGTAGGTGAGGTTGACACCACCTTTGTTGATTTTCCGTTCCATCTCCTGTGCGAATGGTTCGGAAAGGTCTTTGTAGATGTCTACCTTTGGTGTTTGTTCGGTCACTGTGTGTTCTCCTGTTTCGTTGATTACTGACATCTTACGCCTCCTTGTGGACGATGAGATTTGTTTTGGCTTCGCCGATTTCACAGTATTGGTCGGCGTTTATGCCGATTTTTGAAAGTTCCTTGACGCGCCAATACGAAGGCTGTACATAGTCGAGCAATTTCAACGCGATTTGCTCGGATGTCATAACAACCTCGCCCGTGTCCATGTCGACGGACATTTGGTTCAATCTGCGCAAAACCTCACGAGTCAGGTTTTCGTGTTGCCAAGTTTTCCTGTCCGCACCCGTTTTCTTCTCAATGGATTGACCGTTGGAAGCAGAGAACGGGATATCGGGAAGAGAGTCGATGACCATTCCCGAATAGTCCGAATACATCACACCAATTTCAGCCTTGATGGTGTGCATCAAAACGAGTGCATCAATGCGGTCTTGTGTGCTCTCGCTTTCGGCAATGTTTTTGAGCGTCGCCTGAACTTCAATCAGTTGCTTGCGCAACGCCATGAGAGAGCCGAGGGTAGGCGAGTCTGCCCACTTTTCGTTTTGGTTTGACATGAGTGTTTCCTGTGTCTTAGATGCGCGGGATATTGGTGCGCAACACTACCGAAAGACGGGTCATCGTGTCAAGCGACGGAGAGAAATGTCCGTTCTCGATGCGGTTGATGGTCTTGCGGTCTACGCCTGCATATTCGGCAAGAGCCTCTTGGCTCAACTTCGCCTTAACACGGCTGTTTTTCACCCAAGAAGAAAACACTTCGCGACTGTTGTCGGAAGCCTTCCGTAGTTCGGTCTTTGTGGGACGCTTGAGGGTCTTTGTTGCTGTTGTTGTCATAGTGGTATAACCTCCACTAGACGATGATAGTGACAGGTTTCCTCTGTGGCAACCCCAAACCCGTAAGAAACACGAATGCCCCAACCGCAGAGTCGACTTGGTCATCATGGTTGCAAGCCTCGGGGAAAGAAGAAAACTCATCAAGCCAATCGGTGAGCCAAGCACCGCGTACAAGGCGCACATTGCCGTTGGCTACCGCAGCAGCGAACGGTCTCGCTCTTGTGACTTTGTCCCCCGTGGGTCGTTCGCCCATAAGGTCGTAGCCGGGGACGACATAGCGCGCGTATTGGTCAATGAGTGCCTTGCCTGACGAACCCGGTTCCTGTTCCATGCGGATGGCTACATTTGCCCCGTCTTCTCTGGCTGTCTGAGCCACAAAAGCCTCCACCTTTTCCCCTTTTGCCCGTATTTTGCGGACATCAATCACATAGGCAATTCCCGCCTCGAACATCATTAATGTTCCTACCGTCCAGTCGGGGTCGGGGTTCCCTGGGTGGGGTTCGGTGGCAGCCAAGTCCCAATATCTGACGAAACGACTAGAACTTGATGGATTTGGGAGTTCTGTGTAGTCAATAATAGGAAAATTGGTTCTATCAAACATGGTTCCTAGCGTTGTAGCCCACCAATCGCCACTTTCCAGCCGTCGGCGCTCAATAGGGTCTAGGGACGCAAGCGCTTGACGATAGGAATCCGCGTCGATTCCGGGGTTATCCGTCAGGAACGAAGGCACAAAAATACGGTTTTCTTCCTTGCCCTCGACAATGAACCTCTGCCTAACCCAATTGGGTGCGGGGTTGGAAGCCGCCCTCATTCTTAAAGGAACCTCAGAAAGCGGACCAGAAGCGGGTCGACGCAAACGGGAAAACAGATAGCGGTAATCCGACTCCCTGATTTCGGTCACTTCGTCCATGCCAATGAACTGAAACTCCGAACCTTTGTATCGAAGGTAGTCGTTCGTATTATTTAGATAGCCGAACGAGATTCTCGCACCAGACGGGAAAGTCGCCACATAACTGTTGGCGTTCCAATGAACATCGTCATAGTTGGAAATCCAAGTACGGAAGCGGTCCATAAGCGCTCCCGGCAAAGATAGGTCGGCATAGGTTTTTCTGAAAAGAATCGCCGAATAGTTAGGAACATCCACATACTGCAAAGCGGACATCAAAAGAGCCGAAGATTTACCTCCACCCGCAGCCCCACCGAACAGAGCCTCCAAAGCGTATGTTCGCAGAAAAACAAGTTGGGTAACGGAAGGCTGCTCAGGGCAAAACAAAGGCTCCTTCGGCATCAGGTAATCGTAAATAGATTTCCAGTCAGGCATGGTTTTCCATAATCTGTTTAAGAAGCACCTGTACTGTACTATGGAAGCACATACGTTTTTGCTAAGGTGACGGGCGGAATGGACAAAATCAACTATTTTCGCAAACTCACCACTCGTACATCCGCGGCAAACACTCTGATGGTTTTATTCATAGTAGGAACAACGATTGGTGCGGGAATGATAATGCTTCCGGCGGGATTCATAGTCGGTGGGGTCACCTGCGGCGTTTACGGGTTCCTGTTGGGGTCTGAATAATGGCTTGGAACAACACGAATAATAAAAATCTTGCGAACTCGCAAGAAGAAAAAGTGCTGAACCCTGGCGCGCCCGTCGTCTACGACATGGGCAAAGTCGGACGCCCATACCGAGACGGTTGGGATATTGAACGCGCATACCGAGAAGGACACCAAAAAGTTACTTGGGTGTTCCGATGCATTGATGCGATTGCCGGCAACCAATCACGCCTGCCCATCATGTTGCGAAAAAACAATGACCAAAGAGGCGAGCGGGTAAAAGCAGACAGACCAATCATGGAATTGCTCAACAGCAAATCCAACATGGGGGAAAACTCGTTCATTTTCCGCTACAGACTTTCGGCTCAACTACTGATGAGCAGCCGCGGAGTCTTCATCGAAAAGATTCGAGGCAACGACGGACGCTTGATTGCCCTGCATCTTCTCCCTCCGCAACACACCGCACCAATACCCGATGCAAGAAAGTTTGTTTCGGGATTCGAAGTTGACATGCACAACGGAACAAAAGTTCGCCTCAAGCCAGAAGATGTGTGCTGGATTCGCAGACCACACCCATTAGACCCGTATCTCTCAATCACACCAATGGAAGCAGCGGGAATCGCAATTGAGTTGGAAAACCTTTCCAAGATGTACAACCGCAACTACATGCTCAACGATGGAAGACCTGGCGGTTTGCTTGTCGTCCGAGGGGACATGGAGGAAGACGACAAGGCGGAGTTGCGCTCTAGATTCCGTGGAAACATCACAAAGACGGGGGCGACAACCGTTATCGCATCTAGCGATGGCGTTGATTATGTCGACACGTCAGCGTCACCGCGTGATGCCGCATATACGCAAATGCGCCAAATACAGAAAGAAGAAATCCTTTCGGCATTCGGCGTTCCAGAGTCAGTCATAGGAAATGCCGCGGGCAGAACATTTAGCAACGCATCAGAAGAGTTAAGAGTTTTCTGGATGGAAACAATGGTTCCCCATCTGCACACTCTTGCTCGCGCCCTCGACGAACTCGACGACAAATATTATGTCGACTTTGACACTTCAGATATCCCCATTTTGATTCTCGCCAAACAAGAACGCGAGCGATACCACATGGACGAGTTCCAACAGGGTTTGATTTCGCTCAACGAATACCGAGATGCGACAGGCAAGAAAAAAGTTGAGTCAGAACTCGCTGACTCACTGTTGTCCAACCCGAACCTCACCCCGATTGCCAACACGGAAAAGCCGTTCAAGCCAGAACAGCAACAACCAGTTGACATGGTCGGAGCAGAGCAGGGAGCACCCGCAGGGGGAATGCCTCCCATGGAAGGCGCGCCCGCGATGCCACAGCCAGCGCCCCCCGCACCCATACCGGCACCTGAACCAGCGGGCGGAGAAGTTTCACCAGAAAACACTGCGATGGCGCCAGCAGAACAACTCAGCGAATTTGAATCTTTACAGAACGATATTCACAGCAAGTTCATTGAGCAGTTGGAAAGCAAGGCTGATGCCGACACTGACAGATGGACAGAAATTTTGGACAGAAGCCTTGAACGCTTGTTCGAAAGACAACAGCGTGTTGTCATGGAGAAGGCAAACGGCAAAAAAGCGTTGAAAGCAATTCAAAATGGGACGCTCACTGCCGAGATGATTTTCGACAAAGATGTTTGGGATAAGCAAATGAACGACGACATCAAGCCAGTGATTGTCGCAATTTGCAACGAGGCGAAGGAATATGTTTCTACGCGCTCCAATATGCCTGCGGAACTAGACGAAGAAGAACTCGAGAAGATGGCGCAGGAACAGATTGCGCGAATGCAACAGGCGAATCAGTCAACATTCGAGGAAATTGTTTCTGCCGTTCTTGTTGCTCTTGCTGGTGGGGACGACGACGATAAGTCCGCTCTCCTGAGGCTTGCCCTTGTCGCCATTTTCATTAATCTGCTCCGTAAGCGCAAGCGTGCAATGGCTGAGCATGAGGCTCAGACTGCCTATAATGCTGGTGTTTTCCTTTCAGGTAAAGACGCTGGCGGTCTCTCCAAGACATGGTTGACACGCAAAGACCCCAATGTTCGTGCCACCCATCAGTTCTTGGAAGGTAAGACCGTCGACTTTGGTGAGGGTTTTGTTGTGAACAACATGATTCTGAGGTTCCCCGGCGACCCGCTCGCCCCACCGTCGCTCACCTACAACTGTCGATGCCGCCTCAGACTGAGGTTCGATTAGTTTCAGTAAACTGTGTGGCACTTTACTGAAAGTGTTGCATTTTTGAACAGTCAAATAGTTTATTGTGGTAGTACCTATGTCGGACACAATAAGCACACAACAGGAAAGCCTCACCGAATATAAGGCGTCCCAAGGTCAGTTCAATATTGATGAAGCACAAGGCATCATCGAAGCATTCGTCGCAGGAATCGGAAACAAGGACTCTGTCGGCGACATCATCGTCTCGGGGGCGTTCAACGGAAGCCTAAAGCGACGAAAGCCTCGCGTTGTGTGGGGTCACAACTGGAACGAGCCAATCGGAAAAGTCTTGGAAATCTACGAAGTTCCGAGAACCGACCCGCGTCTTCCCGCGAAAATGAAGAATGCGGGAATCGGTGGTTTGTATGCCCGTGTGCAGTTCAACCTGAAATCGGAGCGCGGGCGTCAGGCTTTCGCCGATGTCGCCTTCTTCGGGGAAGAGCAGGAGTGGTCGATTGGCTACAAGACGCTTGATGCCGACTTTGACCCATCAAAAAACGCAAATGTGTTGAAGCAAGTTGAGTTGTACGAGGTTTCACCTGTTTTACATGGCGCCAATCAGTTGACTGGAACCATCAGCATTAAGGCTGACCAACCGTTGAAAGACCCCAAGGGCGGTTTGACCGCCGCCGGACGGCGCCATTTCAACCGAACAGAAGGTTCAAATCTTAAACCGGGTGTCAAGGGACGCGCGGACACCCCCGAAAAAATGAGACGCAAGGGTTCGTTCCTGACAAGATTCTTCACGAATCCATCAGGACCGATGAAGGACGAAAATGGAAAACCAACCAGATTGGCTTTGTCAGCAGCAGCGTGGGGTGAACCCGTTCCGCAGGACAGGTCAGATGCCGCTGCTCTAGCAGCAAAGGGTCGTCGCCTTTTGGAAAGATATGAAAACTCCAAAAAGAAAAAGAAGGATGACGCCGACTTCGAAGAACTTCAAAGCAAGGCTTTGGAACAGTACGAAAATGACAGCGAAATAAAAGCAGAAGAAAAAATGCATGTCAAGCGGGCGATTCTTGCGTTCGGTCCGAAACCACAAAACCCGATGGCTTTGCAAATGCTTCGCGCTCGAGCGATGGAGCAGTACAAAAAACGGAAACTCGCAGAACTCATGATGCGGATGATGCAAGAACGGGAACAAGATAACGACGAAGACGACGACGATGGCATCCCGGCGAAAAATCCGATGGCTGGTCGCGTGCAAAATCTTGCCTATGCGCTTGCAGAAAAGTTCGGTGGAGCAGTCCGAGTGCGGGAATCAGATGCAAACAGCGTAATTTTTGACCATAAAGGAGATGAAGGGAAGCAGACCCTTCGAGTCTCCTATCACTACGAAGACGGAAAGTTCATGTTTGGCGACCCGACAAGGGTAAAGCCAAAAGTCGTTTACATGAACTTGGACAACGACAATGTCCCCTCCGGCTCCGATGAAGAGCGTCGATACATAGACCGATACAACATGGACGAAGACCCGCAGATACCCGAAGGTGTTAAGCCGAAGATGCCAGAAAAGGCTGACCCGCTCGGCGGTCTCATCCCTCAGGAAGTAGTAACTGCACGGACAAGAGGATACGGTCCGCGAAGAGGCAACCTAGAAAGACTTCTTCGCTATTGGCGTCCGATTATGCGAAAGCCCGGTGGGTTCCGTCGTTGTCGAGTGATTCTTGCCAACCACCCAGAGTTGTATCCGTTGAACAACATCTGCGCGTGGCTGCACCACGAAACAACAGGACTCTGGCCGAACGAGGGTTGCCATCATCCGGGTATGAAGAATTGCCGAAAAAAACTCAAGGGAATCAAGAACGGTTCCATCTGGAGTGATTCACAGTGGAACGAGCGACTTGCGAGACTTGCCGGCAAGAAAGATGACGGCTCGTTCACGATAGACGATGTGATTGACGAATTCGGTGATATGGGCACAGAGGAAAAAAATGCCATGATGATGGAAGAAGTCGCGGAACGCCTCGCTTTCAAGCCGATGGACGATTACGAAACAGACGACGATGATGACGCCAACGAGAAGGCTTATGGTGCGCTTAGGGACTTCATGAATTCCGAACCAGAGTTCGTCTCTTACATGACTGGTGACGACAATTGGGTCATGGAGGGCGAGGATGAAGACGGGATTACGGTCGAGTCTCCGCTTAAGGGTTCTGGTGGCGGTGGCTGTGGATGCGGTGGCTCCTGTGGCGGTGGTGGCAAAGAAATGATTGCTGCCTTGGCGGCTGCACTGGCGGACATGGTCAAGGAATTGGAAGACGATGTGGATGTCAAGGCTGGTCGGGTGCTCAACGGTCGAAATATGAAGCGCCTAAAAGAGGCGTATCAACTTCTGCAAGATGTCTTGATGTCTGGCGGCGCTGAGGATATGGAGAGCAAATCTCACCTAATCCAAGCCGAAAACACAAGTGTTTACAATCTGAAACAGGCTCTTGACCCCGTCTTCGATTACCACGGAATTGAGGCAGTTGCGAACGAGGACGGCGTTCTCATCCGTGACATCGCATCGATTTCGGATGAAGCAGCGGAGGCATTGGTTATTCGACTAAAATCATTAGAAGTCTGAAATATGATTACATCGATTTGGTATGAGTAGCATCAGGCGAATACTTATATGAGTTATACTTCTAGAACAGGTTTACCACAAAAGTCAGCAAAGTATCAGTGCATGGTATCGGGCGAAAAACGCTCGACTCCTTGTAGCGGATGCTCCAGTCCAAAGTCTTGCCTCGTGAAGACGATGCAATACAAGGAGTCAGAAAACATGGCAGATACACCAACAGTCGGATTGAACGCAGACGGCACCATTAAGTGTGCAAAGAGTCTCGATTTGAAAGAGTGCGGCTACAAGCCGGGCGAGAAAGTTTGCGGCAAATGCGGCGCCGAGGCTGTCTCTGTGAAGGGTGAGGGTTACGGCGGAATGTCATCCGAGTGGGTGTCCGCCCCGAAGAAGAAGAAGACTCGCAAGATGATGGGCAACACTTTGCCGTCGGACGTTGACGAGGATGACGAAGAGCAGATGCCAGAAAAAGGCAAAAAGCCTATGGTCAAGCCAGCATCAGTCATGGAGAACATGGTTGACGATGCCGACATGATGGACGACGACGAAGACGACGACGACATGGAGGACACCGAAAAGGAAGACGGTGCCGAAGGTTCGGACATGATGGACGACGACATGATGGACGACGAAGACGAAGAAAAAATGTGGACAGAACTTGAGGACATGCTCAAGAAGCGCAAGAAGGCTCGCAAGAAGCGTATGGCTTCAATGGGCATGAAGAGCGCTTTCGAAGGTGATGACCAAGCGTTCGTGTGTGGCATTGAGCGCAAAGTGTTCGGCGGTGGAAGTTCACCGTGTGCCAACTGCCCTGGCGGTTGCGCTCCGCATGATGACATGCCAACACTTGTCGAGATTGAGGGAATCGCCGAAGACATGTTCTCGGGCAAGATTCTTGATTCTGGCTACGCAGACCTGTCGGACATTTTCGTCGTTGACATTGAACGCAAGGACGGAAAGCCGATTGAGGCGTACTTTGACGGAACCAGCGGAGAGTGCATGGGTTGGCACCTTCTCAACGAAGACCTGATTGGTGAAGTTGCGGGAATCCCCGGCGAGAAAATCATTTCGTTTGACGATGCCGCCAACATCGCAGTTAAGTCGATTGAGGGCGAAGTTGTCGCTGTCGACGCCGACATGTTCGAAGGCTATGACGCATACGCTGTCGAAATCGAAGGCGTGGACGGCAAGTCATACGATGTGTTCGTCGGTGTTGACGGAGAAGTTCTCGGCTATGACGAGTACGAGCCTGAAGAGGCTGCCGACATTGACGCAGAAGTTGCTGACCTTGCGTTGAAGCGCATGTACAGCGATGAGCGTCGCGATGAACTTGCCAAGGAAGGCATGGCTCTCCCCGATGGTTCTTACCCAATCGTTGACGAGGCTGACTTGCAGAACGCAATTCAGGCTTTCGGTCGCGCGAAGGACAAGGAAGCCGCTAAGAAGCACATCATGAAGCGTGCTCGCGCCCTCGGCAAGGAAGACATGATTCCCGAGAACTGGATGAATGAAGAGAAGACACTCAGCGACGACGAGGCGAAGAAGTTCATCGGCGATTTGATGGAGTTCGAAATGCTTTCCGTCGAGCAAGATGGAGTGGATGGACGATGAGGAAACCCGGCGCGGAACACGCAGGCTCTTGGCGGGGACTCGCCAAGGGTGATGCCCCAACCCCAACTCCTGTTGTGAGTCGTGAAGTTGAGGCTCCGAAGAAGACACGCAAGAAGAAGGAACCAGAGGCAAATGTTGCACCAGCAGAACCTGAGAATGTTGCTGTGGTGGAAGAAGCCGCTGTCGTCGAAGAAGTCGCTGTCAAAGAAACTTCAGAAGAGTCCGAGAACCAGACAGAATCATTGTGATTCGGAGAGACGATGAGTTCGTCTCTCATGTTTGACGCAAACAGACGGGTAGAGAACTACCGCAAATCGGTAGCGTTCGTTGACGAAAATGTTTTGATGTTCAAGGGTTTCCTTGGACCTTCGTTAAAGGACAAACCTGAACTTGTTACGGTTGGTGCGAGGGCTGCCCGTGCTGCTGGTGTGATTGTAGACAGCCTCGGCAAACTGCGATGCCCTCCCGGTACGCCTAACGCAAACCAATTCACAGACATGCAGATGTCGAACTGCATGGTGCCGGGGATGGGAACAGCCAAAAAACTTAAAGACCGTGCAGCCAACGCGATGGGAACACTTCTTAGCACAGCGGGCAAAGCGATGGATAAAAAAGGCGTCAAGGGTGCGATGCGGGTAGCCGCGATGGCAAGTTTGGCGAGTTTGGATGTGCTTGATTACAAACAAAATGATGGAAGTGGGGCGATGTCTGCGACCATTCTGGCGATGGGCGACATAGTTCGTTCTGCCGGACGAGAAGTAGCAGAAAGAGCATTGGACAGGTTGCAACGCAATGGAAAAATCTCACAAGAACAACGCGAACAACTTGACAAAGTTGTAGACAAACTTGCTCCGATAGCCGCCGAAAGACTTGTCTTGGGCGGTGTTCAAGCGGTCAATGCGTGGAGACGAGCACGAAAACAGCGGACACCAACAACCGAAACAGCGGATGCGCTTGAACCAAGGCAACCGAAACTGAAACAACCGAGACACCTTATTGAACCAAACGCAATGGGTTCAGTAGATGTTTCTCAGGTTTTGCCAAGCGCACCAGAAAAATCTATGCGCACCGAGAACAATATGCCAATCACTGTTGATGCGGAAAGATTCAATGGGGAACTCGCACAAAAAGTTTCGTCCCTGTTGGACAAATATGGAATAGACAAATCTTTACCTCCAAGTCAGCAGTTGGATGGGCTAGCCAAAAAAATGGGAGTTGTGCTTCCTCGTTCGATGTCAAAACAATTGGACGATTCGGTGGAATACCTGCTCGGTGAAGGCAAGACGGTCGCAGACGGTTTTGTTCAAGGGATAAACAATCCAGACCCATTGGCTGTGGACGTTCTTAGGGTCAAAGGGCAAAGCATCCTTGATGCAGTCAAGTTGGCGGAGTCAGGTCCTGAAGGAAGAGCACAAGTGAGGGAAGCAATCGCGCAGGGCTACTTGGAGACGATAACCGGCGTGGAGATGATGTTCACGGATAATCCCGCCATGAGGGGTGCGCTCATGCTTGATTTGCACGGAGATGAATACTCCAAGAAATTCCCAGCAATGAAAGAGGCGGCTGGATATGCGTACCAAACCTACACCCCGAATGGGATGATGACTCAGGTCAATTTCCTGCCGCATTCATTGATGTTTGACCAAGATGCAATCCAAGGAATTGTTCCAAAAGGTCAAGGGCTGAATCACAGCGTAAGATTTTCTGGTGCAGACGACCATCAAATAGGTTTGGGTATACACGAAGCGGCGCACGCGGAGCACTTCTACCACCAATACGCAGCGTTGGGCATAAAAATCGGGCAAGACTCAGGAACGATAGAACAACAGGTAAGAGCAAAAGGACCGCGACTTGAAGATTCGTATATTGGGGTTATGTTCGCCCACAGATACGAATTCTCGTCAGAAATGACATGGGACGAAGTGGTGGAACAGTTGGATAAGGCGGGTAGCAATGAGTCGCTTGATTCGTTGATGGCTGTTGTCGCCCAAGATGCGACGAGAATCAACATGAAGACTGGCACCCCTGCAGATGATGCAAAGACGGGATATTTGTACTCTCACTTCGGAGGCGCGAACGGAATACAATCAGGTAAGCAAACTGTCTCCGTGATTGAGGCAGTTGAGAATTACACGAGGGCACAGCAATTCCCCAACATTGTTCCATTTTTGCCGAGGGACGAACAAGGAAACC